CACATCTGCAGGTGGTGGCGGTGGAGGAAGTGGATCACACTTTCCAGCTGGCGAAAATGGAGGCTCTGGCGGAGGAGGTAATGGTGGTTATGCAGGAAATGCAGGAAACGGAAATACACCTCCTGTTTCTCCACCTCAAGGTTCTAATGGAGGAAACGCTAGTCAACCTGGACCACCATATATGGGTGGCGGAGGTGGTGGTGCTACTGGTACAGGATCAAATGCGCCTTCAAGTGCTGGTGGACCTGGCGGCACTGGAACAAATTCTGCTATATCAGGATCAACAATTAATTTTTCTGGTGGTGGCGGAGGTGGAGCAAATCCAGGCTCTACTCCAGATCAAGGAAGTGGATCAAGCTGCGGAACTGGAGGTGCTGGTGGTGCTTCTCCTGGACCTACTGCTGATGCCGCTGGTGATAATGCAAGTGGAGCAAACCAAGCTGGTGGTGGAGGTGGATCTGGTGGTGGGGGTCAATCAGGTGGAAATGGAGCTGATGGTAAAGTTGTTATAAGGTACAAATATAAATAGGTAAATTATGAGTGAAGTCAAAGTAAATAAAATAAGTCCAAGATCAGGAACAGATGTTCAACTAGGAGACTCTGGTGATACGGTAACAGTTTCTGGTAACATTGTTAAAAGTAATGCTCTTCAAGCGTCTGATGGCGGAAGTATTATAAATCAATGTGGAACTACAATTACCATTGGTGCTTCAGGCGATACAGTATCACTTGCAAGTGGTGCATCTCAATCTGGATTTGGCAAGTCAGGAGCTGTTGATTGGCAAACATCATCAATTAAAACTTCAGGCTTTACAGCAGCTAGTGGTGAAGGATATTTTATTAATACAACATCAGGTGCAATTGCAATGGCTCTTCCTGCAGGTTCTGCAGGAGCAATCGTATCAGTACAGGATTACAATAACACTTTTGATTCATATGCTCTTACTATTAATCCTAACGGTTCAGAAAAAATTAATGGTGGAGAAGGTCCAGTAGTATTAAATACTGAAGGAGAAGGTTTAACTTTGGTTTATATAGATGGTACAGTTGGTTGGAGATCAATACAAGATTCATCTTTTTCTGATCAAGGTGCCGCTTTTATATCAGCAACAGGAGGAACAATCACAACTGTTTGTACAAATTTTAAAGTCCACACATTCACAGGGCCAGGAACTTTTACAGTAACATCAGCTGGGGCTCCAGGTGGTTCAAATACTGTAGACTATTTAGTAGTAGCCGGTGGTGGTGGCGGAGGCGGAGGTCTCGGTGGTGGTGGCGGAGCTGGAGGTTATAGAGAATCTGGGGGAACAGCATCAGGTTGTTATACTGTATCTCCATTAGGATCATCTCCAAGTTCAGTCGCAGCTCTACCCGTGTCTGCACAAGCTTACCCAATTACAGTAGGAGGTGGAGGATCAGGTAGAACCTCTCCAGGTGCAACAGGGGGAAATGGTAACCCATCCGTATTTTCAACAATAACATCCACAGCTGGAGGTGGTGGAGGAACAGTAGGAACACCTCCAAACAATGCAGGTGGATCTGGTGGATCTGGTGGTGGTGGAGCAGGACAAAACCCTTCTTCAAATCCAGGAGCGGGTAATACTCCTCCAGTAAGCCCACCTCAGGGTCAGAATGGCGGAGTAGGGAATCCATCTCCAGGTTATTTTGGTGGCGGTGGCGGTGGAGCAACTGCTGCTGGAAATCCAGGAACAAGTTCTCCTTTAGGAAAAGGTGGAGATGGTGCAACAAGTTCAATTAATGCAACACCTACAACAAGAGGTGGAGGTGGATCTGGTGGTGGAGACGGCCCAGGACAACCAGGAGGATCTGGTGGTGGAGGTAAAGCAGGAAACAATCCAGAAGGAACAGGTTCAGCAGGAACAGCTAACACTGGCGGTGGCGGTGGTGGCGGATCTGGAGGTGGACCAACTGGTGGTGATGGTGCAGCTGGCGGAAGTGGAATTGTAATAATTAGATATAGGTTTCAATAGTTGAATGAACAAAGTTTATAATATATAATAGGAGATAATTATGGCACATTTTGCAAAATTAGGAGTTAACGGAAAAGTTATTGCAGTATTAACTTTAGATAATAAAGATATGCTGAATGCTGATGGTGTTGAAGATGAAGCAGTAGGTCAACAATATTTACAATTACATAATAATTGGCCTGCACCAATGTGGATTCAAACGTCTTACAATACATCAGGTAATACACATAAAAATGGCGGAACACCTTTTAGAGGTAATTACGCAGGTATAGGTTATACTTGGGACGAGGATGATCAAATCTTCTGGCCTAAAAAACCTTTTGCATCTTGGGTAAAAGACACTGCAACTGCAAGTTGGAAATCACCAATAGGTGATGCTCCTGAATTAACTGCAGAACAAACTTCACAAAATGAGGCTGAGACTCATATGTGGATGTACAACTGGAATGAAGAAAATCAAACTTGGGATTTGACAGACTATAAAGCATAAACTAATAATTGAGGTGGTATGCAAAAGAAGGTTTTATCGGAACAAGCATTAATTTATGGTGATGTTGCAATGCCAAATGGTTGGAACATTGACAGAGATAAATTATCAAAAGATATTTTACAATCACAAATTCAAAACATAGAATTTCCATTTTCTAGAACTTGGGATATGTTGAATACTTATATAAGAGATCATGTTGGTCTTGAATATCAAATAGGTTTAATAAACAAAGACTCCTTTGGTCATATATTTAAACCAGGTGAAATATCACAACCCTTCATTGATGTAGACCCAGTAGATCTACGAAACTCACCAGATTTTACATTGTTGTATGGAGTCAAAGTAAAAGGTTGTATGGTAAAGATTAATTATGATGATAATAGAAGGAAAGGTAGATCTTGGGATATTACTTTAGAAAATAATAAATTTGTTATTTTTCCATCTACCTGTATGTATTATATTACCAATGATCAGAAAGACAGTTTAAATTTTGTACAGACTATTTTGTATGAATATGTTTAAAAAAGAAAATTTTATTTCAAAAAAAGAATGTAATTCATTAATAGATTTTCATAAAAAAAATTTTAATTTAAATAATAACTTTTCAAAAATACATTATGATACTGAAGTTCTATTGATATATGATATGCAAAACACTTCTTTATTTAAGAAAATTAACAACCTTTTAAATAACTTTATTAAGTCACATAATAAAAAATATAAAATTAATTATTTTGAACTTGTAAAATGGTTAACTGGTGCAGATCAAAGAGAACACGTGGATTTAGATTACCATCCTTACACAAGTATTATATATTTAAATAATAATTATGTGGGAGGAGAAACAATAATTAAAGATAAAATGATACATCCTAAAAAAGGCAAATTGATAGCTTTTGAAGGCAACAAAATTTTGCACAAAGTAAATACAATTAAGAAAGGTATAAGGTATACATTACCTTGTTGGTATACTTATGAATCTAATTAATTACTACTGGTATTTTAATAGTGCATTAACACCTAAATTTTGTGATGACGTTATAGCTTATGCTAAGAAACAAAAAGAAGTTATGGCTGTGACAGGTGGTTTTGGCGACAAAGAACTTAATAAAGAAGAAATAAAAAATTTAAAAAGAAAAAGAAATTCAGATTTAGTATGGTTAAATGATGCTTGGATTTACAGAGAATTACATCCATATGTTAATCTTGCAAATAAACTAGCTGGTTGGAACTTTGATTGGGAAAGGTCAGAATCTTGTCAATTTACAAAATATAAACATAATCAATATTACGATTGGCATTGTGATAGCTGGGACAAACCTTATGACAAGAAAGATCTTTCAAATCCAGAACACGGTAAAATAAGAAAACTATCTATGACTTGTCAGTTAACAGATGGTTCAGAATACAAAGGTGGTGAATTAGAATTTGACTTTAGAAACTATGATCCACATATGCGAGATGAATCAAAGCATAGAGTTCAATGTAAAGAAATACTATCAAAAGGTTCTATCATTGTATTTCCTAGTTTTGTGTGGCATAGAGTCAAACCAGTAACATCAGGAACAAGATATAGTCTTGTTGTCTGGCATTTAGGAAGGCCCTTTAGATAATGTATATAAATAGTTATTTTCCAACTATAGTATGGAACGAACAAAAACCAGAGTTTGTTAAATCTTTAAATAAAGCAAGTAACAAATATATTAGTGAAGCTCGTAAAAGAGAAAAAGAATATATAAAAAAACATGGAGACTTTGGAAGATCATATCATTCAACACCTTTAGTTAATGATAATGACTTTTTAGATTTTAGAAATTATGTTGGTCAAAAATCTTGGGAGTATTTAGATCATCAAGGTTATGACATGTCACAATACACATCACTATTTAGTGAAATGTGGGTACAAGAATTTGCTAAAAAAGGTGGTGGTCATCATAGTGCACATATACATTGGAACCAACATGTGTCAGGATTTTATTTTTTAAAGTGTAGTGAAAAAACATCTTATCCAGTTTTTCATGAGCCGAAGACTGGGGCAAGAACAACAAAGTTAAAAATGAAAACAAAACTAAAAGGAGTATGGCCAGGTCACGAACAGTTTCATTATAAAATAAAACCAGGGACATTAATTATATTTCCAGGCTATTTAGAACATGAATTTGCAATTGATTTTGGCATAGAGCCTTTTAGATTTATACATTGGAATATACAAGCTGTGCCAAAGGAAATGGCTAAAGATGTCTTTTAAAAAAAATAAATACACAATTATAAAACAAGCAATATCAAAAGAACTTTCAGCTTTTATTGCAAATTATTTTAGTATGCAAAAACAAGTTTATGATACTTGTAGAAAGCATAAGTATTTTTCACCGTTTGAACATATACTCGGATATTATGAAGATCCTAAAACGGGTCAAATACCCAATACATATTCTGCTTATGCCAATATTGCTATGGAAACTTTATTACTTAAATGTCAACCAGTTATGGAGAAAGCTACAGGATTAAAATTATATCCTGCATATACTTATGCAAGAATATATAAAAAAGGTGATGAATTGAAAAGACACAAAGACAGATTTAGTTGTGAAATATCAACCACTCTAAATCTTGGTGGTGATCCTTGGCCAATTTATTTAGAGCCCTCTGGTAAAGAGGGATTAAAGGGTATCAAAGTAAATTTAAAACAAGGAGATATGTTAGTATATTCTGGTTGTAAATTGGAGCATTGGCGAGAAAAATTTAAAGGTAAAGAATGTGTTCAAGTGTTTTTGCATTATAATAATAAAAAGACAAAAGGATCTGATGAAAACATGTTTGACAGACGACCTCATCTAGGTCTTCCCTCATGGTTTAAGAGATGATATAATCTCTGCGTGTGGGGGGTTTACCACCTCAATCACCAACCCCTCACGCTTAATGGAGAGATATGTTAGGAATTACAGCAATTGCACAATCACCTATTGCAGCATTAGGAGGAACTAATGCAAGTGTTGAAGTAACAGGTATTGCGTTAACAACAGCAACAGGTTCAGTAAGCATCACTGCTATTCAAAACCCAACCATTCAATTAACAGGTATCCCTCTTTCTACAACTCTTGGTGCAATACAAGTTGATCCAGATGTTATCGTTACAGGAGAACAATTAACAACAGTCATTGGACCGTATTCAGTACAAGCAGATGCTACAACAACCATTGTAGCAGGATCAGAAAAAGAACTAGAAACCTCCGTAGGAACTGTAACATTAATAAGTGCTGTAGACGCTCCAGTAACAGGTATACCTTTAACTTCGGCAGTTGGAGATGTTGAGACAACCTTTACAGTATTAGTTGATGGTATAGACATTACAACTTCAACAGGTACACTAACTGCAACTGGTGATGCCAACGTAGATGCAGCAACAAATTTATTAACAATATCTGATCAATCTGTTGATGTATCTATAGATGTTACTACGTCTATTACAGGACTGACTACAATGACTACAGCTATTGCTTCAGTCACTGTAGATTTAAATACTCCTGTTGACTTGACCGGACAACAATTATCTATAAGTGTTGGAAATACAGGAACAATAGCATGGTCTAACGTTGATCCAGGAGTAAGCAATGTCTGGGTTGAAGTTGATATTGCAGCATAATAGGATTATAATACAAATATGGCATCTACATTTTCGACAGATTTAAAATTAGAACTTATGGCTACCGGTGAAAACGCTGGTACATGGGGGACAAAAACAAATACAAATTTAAACTTAGTACAACAAGCGATTGCTGGCTATGAGTCAATAAGTGTTACAACTACGACTGTTGCTTTAACTATGGACGATGGTTCAATATCTCAAGCAAGAAACATGGTTTTAGCATTTGGAGGAACTCTTACAGGAGCAACAAACATAACTGTGCCTGACTCAATTGAAAAGATGTATGTGCTTGATGACCAAACAACACATAATACAAGCACTATAACTTTTAGAACTGCGGGTGGTACAGGTTTTACAATGGATCAAGGTAAAAAACATTTAGCTTATTCAGATGGTACTAATATAAATAGAATTGATTTATCTAGTTTAGGAGGCGAGATAGGCACAGCCTCAATTGCTGATAATGCAATAACGACTGCAAAAATTTCTGATAATCAAATTGTGACAGCTAAAATTTCTGACAATCAAATAACGACAGTTAAAATTTCTGATAATCAAATTACAACGGCCAAAATAGTTAACAATGCTGTAGACTCAGATAAATTAGCAAGAAAATTTACAATTACAACTAACGTTACTCCAGCAGGAGGATCTGACGGAGATCTTTGGTTCGTATATTCATAGGAGTTTAAATGGCTGAGACTTATGTACGAAACTCCAGTGCTTTTCAACAAACTAATCAAATATTTGCAAATGTAAGCGGCACTTATCAAGAGGTTAATGAAGCTTATGCAAATGTAGGTGGCACATATAAATTAGTATTTACAGCTTTTGAAGCAACTTCATTTGTTACATTAAGTTCTGGTTCCGGCACATTTGCTGTGCCAAGTAATGCTAACGCATTACATATTCAAGCAGCAGTTGGTGGCGGAGGAGGTGCAGTAGGTGGAGCAGACTATGATAAGGCAGGAGGTGAATCAGCTGGAGCTGGTGGTGGATCAGGTGCTTATGTTTCTGATAAAATATTTTCTGTAACAGGTGGTGAGACAATGACTTATGCAATTGGTTCAGCAGGAAGCGGTGCAGGGATTGGATATAATGTTACTGCTAGCAATGGTACATCAACAACTTTATCTGGATCTTCCGCAGGATCTTTATTTACATTGACAGGTGGAGGGGGATCTAGTGGTACGGGGGGTGGTGTGCAAGGACCTTTGAGGTCAAATACAGCAGGAACTCCTGGCTCTGCAACAGTAAGTTCAAGTGTAAGCACGGGCACATTTAGAGATTCTGATGGCGTGACTAAAAATGTAAGTTCAAATACATCTGGACCTGCAGGTACTTTCAACGATAGTGGTAATGGTGCAACAGGAAGTTTATCAGGATCTGGTAACTGCGGAGGAGACAACTGTAGAATATCTGGATTTTCAGGAGCAGATTCATATGATGGAGGAATATCTGGAGGTGCAGGGGGTTCTTCATCTGGAGGAGGTACTAACGGAAGTCCTGGAACAAGAGGCTCTGGTGGTGGCGGAGGAGCTGCACAAGTAAGTGGTGGATCTACGAGCGGTGGTTCTGGTGGTAATGGAGAGATTGTTTATAGATTTTTGAAAATCTTATAGTGTTTTTAAAACCAAAAAAAATAATATTTAATACTCTTATACAAACAATAAAATTAGATTCTTTAAAACCAAGACAATTAAATTTAAATAACGAATTAATAAATCAACTTAAAATTGATATAAAGCAAAATGGTTTACTATGTCCATTAGTTGTACATTCTAACAAAACACTTTTAGATGGACATCATCGATATGAGGCTATAAAAGACTATTGCACCGAAACTCTTGTTTACGTTGTCAAAGATAAAGATATGGAAAATTTATTATCTAAAGTAAATAGTTACATGTGGTTTGATACCAAAGGTAAATTAAATGACTAACATATCAAAATGGTTTGGTTATCCAATATACATTTCACAAATACAAAACTACGAAAAAATAAACAAAAAAATAT